GCAGGTAACAAAGTAGATTTTATTTTGACTCATTGTACGGCTTCTTCCACACAGGCATTAATGTCCGGAGGACGTTTTAAGCCAGATAAGCTTACTAATTACTTAGAGCGGGTTCGATGCACAACAGAATATACACGATGGCTGTTCGGCCATTATCACACGAATATGGCGGTTAGTGACAAAGATATATGTTTATATGAGCATATAGTAAGGGTGGCGTGATGAGTAAAACTTACGATGAAAAGCTTGAAGATTATTTAAGAGGTTTGATAGAAACTCTAATGAGGAAATATTCATTTTCTAAAAAGGAAGCTGCTCGCATTATCATGAGTTCTTATGTATGGCCTTCTTTTATTGAGTATCCAGAAGAAAGTTTACACGATGACATTGGAACCGTTGCGGATAATATCTATGAAGAGTATATAGAAAAAAATATGAAATGAGATTAAAAGAACATGAGAGATCCGAATAGAATTTATAAATTTTGTAACGAGTTGGCTGCAGTATGGGCTACAAATGCTCCAGATTTAAGATTTGAACAGTTTATAGCTGTAGTGCATGGAGCAATTGCAGCAGACGGAAAAGATCCATTTTATCTGGAAGAAGATGAAATGATGAAATATATTAATAAGTTTAAAGGATGATATAAATGTCTTTAGATAGAGATGATTTATTTTTTAGGCAATTCTTAGATTGGTATATCGGTAAGACTATATATAGAGTGATTGGCGGAAGAGTACCTAGGCATTGGTGGGATATTGGACCATGGCCTATGCCCAAATTAGAAGAGATGATAATAGAAAAAATTACCATAACAAAACATGGTGTATATATTAACGACAACATTGATGTATATGATGGCGGTTTATATATAGATCAATATGAAGCATATAAAGTATATCAATGTGAAAAATCTTATTATGGTCGCAGAATGAAACGGGTAGAAGACGAATTTAAAAAATTTTTAAAGGAGCATGACATGTATGAATTATTTTATCGGTGACTTACATTTTGGTCATGTGAATTGTCTATCATTTGATAAGCGTCCATTTAAGACAATCGAAGACCATGATGCTGTGCTTATTAAGAATTGGAACAATGTTGTTGGTATAGAAGACGACGTATACATTCTTGGTGACATCAGTTGGTATAACACTACAAAGACTCTTGAAATTCTTAAACAGTTAAATGGACATATTCATTTAATTAGAGGAAATCATGATCATAAGCATCTTAAAAATAGAGAGTTGCAGTCTATGTTTGTAGAAATTACAGACTATAAAGAGCTGCATATCCCTGGAACAGATGGCAAGAAGAATAGTAATGGTGTTGTACTCTGTCATTATCCGATTCCATGTTTCAATCATCATTATTACGGTTGGTATCATCTTTATGCACATGTACATCTTAGTTATGAAGAAAACATAATGCAACGTATCAAATACGAATTAAAAGACTTACATAATGTTCCATGTAATATGTATAACGCAGGAGCTATGATGCCATACATGAATTATACACCTCGAACATTAGAAGAGATTATCACTGGAGCCGACCGTCTTACTGATAAAGAAATTGAGGCAGCTAAAAGATGTGATATTAAGAACTAAAAATTGGAATATCCACTTTTTATTACAAAAGTAAATATTCAGAATAAAAAGTGGATATTCAGATAATTGAACTGTGATAAGGAGGCGAGTTATTTGCCAAAACGTGACAGAGGATATTATAGAAAACAAAGAATAAAAAGTATCAAGAAAAGACGAAGATTAATTAAGGATCAAAAATATGCTGGAGCATATCGTGGTAAATGGATTGATGAATCTGAATTTGAATCAGGGATATTATCCAAAGGTCATAATGGATGGCTTGGTCGAGGCGGTGCCGCTGAAAAGACAAATATGAGAAAAGCTCATGCAAATGCACGTAATGGTCCGGGAGACAATTATAAACGACATGATAAGCAGCAAGTAATAGATTGTAAACAGCAGGAAAGAGAATGGAGGAAAGAAGATGGGAAAAGAGAAAAAGAAAGTTTTGATTGTAATTGATGTACAGAATGATTTTGTTTACGGAAGTCTTGGCAGTGACGAAGCTATCGCTTTAGTTCCCAATATTGTAAAAAAGGTTAATGAGTATAAAAATAATTACGACCTTATTATTTTTACACAAGATACTCATTACGACGATTATTTAGATACTCAGGAGGGCAAGAAACTCCCTGTTGAGCATTGCATCAGAGGAACAAATGGATGGGAAATTATCGATGAGATTAATTATAAAAAATGCGAAAAGTTCAATAACTTTGCGGTATATCGTAAATCTACTTTTGGATTTGATGATTGGGGTTGGGAAGAAAGATTTAATAATACAGATGATTCTTTATTAGATATTGAAATCATAGGTCTTTGTACAGATATCTGTGTTATTACGAACGCTCTTTTGATTAAAACATATTATCCAGAGGCAAAAATTACAGTAGATGCTTCCTGCTGCGCCGGATCAACTCCAGAGAGACATAAGGCAGCACTTGATGTAATGAAAAGCTGTCAGATCAATGTGATTGGAGAAAGTGATGAATGAATTAATGATGTGTCCATTACCATTTATGGTAAGCGTTAAAGATTCTTGGGCAGAAGAAGACGAAGTTTGTACTGTATATGCTATTCGTGAGTATAGAGGCACAGAGTTTCTTATTTATTATAATAATGAATGGACTTGGATGGACGCTGATAGATGTAAACCAGTAAGAGAATAAAAAGGATATATTTATGAAGAATAGAGAGAAATTCGCTAAAGAAATTTTAGATATTGCTTGTAATGGTAGGAGTATAGCAGTAACAAAAGATAATAAAGTTGTTTATTGTAGTGATACACCATGTGAATCATGCATGTTTAATAGTTGTGGTAAACATATTGGACGTGCACAGGTATGCCTCGATCGATTACGTGAATGGTCTGAATCAGAATATGTAGAGAAACATACGATCACATCAAAAGAGAAAATGTTCCTTGATTTGATTGCAACTAAATGGAAATATTTAGTAAGAGATGAAGATAAAAATTTATATGTTTTTGATTCACTACCAATTAAAGAATGGGATGGTTGGTGTGCTGAAAATATGTCAATGTGTGGCTATTGTTATATTTCTAAAAAGCTATTTGGTGATATGTTTGATTTCATAAAATGGGAAGATGAAAAACCTTGGTTAATTGAAGATTTGAAAAAGCTAGAAGTAAAGGAGGATGCAAATGATTAAAATAAATAACGAAGTTATTAAACCTGAATATTTCCCAGACGGGACAATGAAACTTAACATAGCATTTTTTCTGTTTGACGACTTTATAAAAATTAAATGGTATTATGATTCAGAAAACGAGCTATTACAGTTGTTTTACATTGTAAATCATATCCGTAATATTAATCCAGATATAAAAATATGTCTTATTATGCCATATATTCCAAATGCAAGATTTGACCGCACTGTAGAAGTTGATGAAGTATTTACTCTTAAATTTTTTGCGAATATTATCAATTTTCTTAATTTTGATTCGGTCGAAGTGTTGGATCCTCATTCGCATGTTTCAGAAGCTCTTTTTGATCGACTGTCTATTCAGTCTCCTGACATTTATATTAAAAAAATATTTAAAAAGCTTCCAGACGATACTATATTATTTTTCCCGGATGAAGGTAGTGTTAAAAGATATTCTGATCTTCCTAAATATTGTGGACCATATGCATTTGGAATTAAAAGAAGAAATTGGTTAACAGGCGCGATAGAAGGTCTTGATATAGTAGGAGACGCAGAAAAAATCAAAGGACGAAATATTCTTATTGTTGATGATATCTGCAGCAAAGGTGGAACATTCTATCACAGTGCATTAAAACTCAAAGAACTTGGTGCAGCAAACATTTATCTGTATGTTACTCATTGTGAAAATTCAATTTACGATGGCGAATTACTGAAAAATAATGGACTTATTGAAAAGATTTATACCACAGACAGTATTCTTACAAATACAGAAAGTCCAAAGATTGAACTGGTTGAAGAGTTTAGAAAAAATGATCCGGGGGTATTTTAATTATGAATACAAAAACATTAGCAATTCTACTTTCAGACACATATAAACAGGTACATAACAAGATGCTCCCTCCGGGACTTACTAAGTTAGTATCTTATTGGACTCCGAGAAGATCAATGCTTAAGGATCAGAACAAAATGGT